CCACAGGAGCGCGACACGACGCAGAGGTAAAATACGGGTTCCACACCAACCACGGAAGAACCATGAAGGCCGTGCAATGATCGACAAGATTAAGAACCTCCTTAGAAGCCGGAAACAAGACTACAAGAACCTGTTCTTAGGCGGAGACGGTGAGTTGAGCGTGTCAGGTGACCGGGTGCTACAAGACCTGTCTAAGTTCTGCCATGCAAACGAGAGCGCCTTCGTGAAAGACGAGCGCCTCACTTTAGTTCTACTCGGACGCCAAGAGGTGTTCACACGTATTCAGCACCACCTAAACCTAGATGATGCTGCAATGATGAAACTTTACGCAAACATAGGAGAGAATAATGGCTGATACAGAGTCAGTTGACCATGGTAACTCAGGTGAAACAAGTGATAATTGGGTTACCAACATTCAAGACGAAGGCATCCGAGGTTGGGCAGAAAGCAAAGGTTTTCAGGACACGACACCTGAGAACGCGCTCAAGAGCTACCGGAGCCTCGAACAGGTATTTGGTGCTGACAAGAGCGGTCACACAGTCAAACTATTGGGTCAGAACAGTAGCGAAGAAGAAATCTCTAGTTTCTACACAAAGCTAGGCCGCCCAGATGAAGCAACGAACTACGGATTCAACGCGCCAGAAGGTCAAGCACCAGAGTTCGCAAACGCAGCTAAAGACAAATTCTTTGAGTTAGGCTTATCCGATAAGCAAGCTATGGGGCTTAGCGATTGGTGGAACGACCAATCATCCAACATGACACAGCAAACAGAGACACAATACAATGACTCTGTGGCAAAAGACATGGAAGACCTTAAAGCCGAGTGGGGCGCAGCCTACGACCAGAACGTGGGGTTGGCTAAGAGTGCCGCAGCTAAGTTCGGTTTTACCACGGAAGAAATCGACGCACTCGAAGAGGCCAAAGGCTTCAAGACGATTATGTCGTCCATGCACAAGTTGGCTGTCGGTACAGGTCAAGATACCATCGAAGGAAACAAAGATAATGTTAGTGGTAATGTAATGGCTCCTGCACAAGCTCAAGTCGAACTTGACCGTCTTATGATGGACAAGTCAAACCAAGATGCTATGTTTAACAAGATGCACCCACTACACAATGACTTTATGCTCCGTAAAGAGCGGCTTGCTAAAATGGTCGCGGGTGTTGCATGAGCAAGCAAACCAAACTAGAGGCTCTGAAGTTAGCTGTCTCATCTGGCAAGGGTGTCGCTCTTGCCAGAGAGTTTGAGGCCTACCTAAACGATGAAGAACATGTTAAGGTCCAGACAGAGTCGGTATCCACACGGGATAGATTGCTCAATAAGAAAGCCAGAGGCTAAGCTAGGTCAGACGTACTCACAATTGTAAAATAGGGTAAAACTTGGTTCTAGGTTAAAATACTTGCCCTAAGCAACATCATCATATATTATAACATCCGTAAGTGCCTCACATGAGGTCGAACAGACTTTTCGATAACCCCACAAAGGGCCGAAAGACAGTCTAAGTAGTGGTCCTGTCATGTTGACAGATAAGCCTACAGACTTATTTCGTATTATTTTAACTTTGTAGGAAAGACTTATGTCCCAACAAATTACAGAATGGAATGTGATCGACTATAAATCGACAGTAGACATGTTGCTACAGCAACGTGGTTCTAAATTGCTCGATGCGATCACTATCGACAGTTACCACGGTAAATCCGGGGTAGCCGTCAATCAATATGGTTCGGTTGCCGCTCAAGAAGTCGTAACACGCCACGCTGATACACCCCTCGTAGAAACACCTTTCACTCGTCGGTGGGTATTCCCTCGCAACTTCGCTATCGCTGATCTTATCGACGATAACGATAAATTGCGGACCATCGCTGATCCATCTTCTCCTATCGCCTTGGCCCAAGCTATGGCTATCGGTCGTAAGATTGATGATCTTATTATCGCGGCTGCTATCGGCACGGCTAAGACTGGTGAAGACGGCGCAACTTCCGTTGCACTTCCCGCCTCTCAAACAGCACCAACCGTGGCTGGCGGGTTGACCGTTGCCAAACTTCGCGAAGCTAAGAAGTTGTTGTTGGCTGCTGAAGTAGACATCGACAACGAAGCTTTGTTCTGCGTCATTGGCGCACAACAACATGATGACCTTTTGGGTGAAACCCAAGCGGTTAACTTGGACTTCACCAACAAACCTGTTCTTGTTGACGGTCGTATCAAGTCATTCATGGGTTTCAACTTCATCGACAGTCAACGTCTTCCGCTCACTGGCACAGACCGTACCGTGTTGACCTTTGCTAAATCTGGCATGCACATGGGTATGTGGGGTGGTACCGATGTTACCATCGCGCCTCGGCCTGACAAAAACAACAACATGCAGATTCTTACCAAGAAGGTCTTTGGTGCGACTCGTCTCGAAGAAAAGAAAATCGTCGCAATCACAAGTTCGGAGTTATAGGTCATGGCAACAGTATATAGTGTTCAAAAAACAAAATGGTCTCAGACTGAGCCTTCTCTCTTGGTCACACCTGCCGAAAGTCGGGGTCGTGTTCGCCAAGACTATGCTTTGTACGAAGCTACGGCTTTACCAATCGGTTCTGTTATCGAGATGTTTAACATCCCGAACGGCGCCCGCATCGTCAGCATGGAACTGGTACATGACGCGCTCGGTGCAGGTACTACGTTGAGCGTAGGTAACGCGGCTTACAACACCTCAGCTGGTGTAGCCGTTGCGCTCTCTGCGGTGTCGTATCAAGCGGCTGCGGCTTCTGCTGCAATTGCTACAGTTGGGGCTGCTGCTACATCTGCGCTGGGTCGTAATACCACGGTCGATGTTGACGGAACGGGTTTGCCTGTTTCTGTGACGTTGGCTGGTGGCGCGGCTACTGGTACAGTTGAGTTGACATGCTCTTGGGTTCTTGATTAAGTTTGGTGGGGGCCTCGGCCCCCTCTTAACCTTTAGGAGGTTAACATGGCTAATACTCAGATTGACGTGGCGGTTGCCAATTTCGACTTGAACGAGTCCGTTGCTACGGCAGCGGGTACAGTTACAAACGATGTAAGAGTCGTATTTAAGCAAGGTATCAGTCGCAACGACGCGTATATTGCTTTAGAGGGTATCCTTGACAAACTAGGTGCCGACGGGTTCACACTACAGTAAGGGTAAGACATGGCTGTTGTATCAAGCGAGACGGATATTTGTAACCTTGCGCTACAACGCCTCGGTGCCAAGTCTATATCTAATTTAACAGAAGATTCTCCAGCAGGTCGTGCGTGCAACCGCGTGTACGACCATGCTAGAGACAGCGAACTCCGCGCTCACTCGTGGAGTTTTGCGCGCGCTAGGGTTTCTCTCCCTGCTGCCGCGACCCCCCCAGCTTTCGGGTTTCTTCAACAATATCCACTACCATCTGACTATCTTCGCATCCTACCAAATGCACTTATCGACGACTGGCAGATTGAAGGCCGTAGCATCTTGACCAATACCGCAGCACCGTTACTATTGGTTTACATTAAGCGTGTGACAGACCCAAACATGTTTGATGAGCTGTTCGTTGCTTTGCTCGTTGCCCGTATTGCTATGGACATCTCGGAGGCGTTGACACAATCCAACACCAAGCGGCAAGCTGCGGCTGAAGGTTATAAGTTGGCGCGAGCAGACGCACGTAAGATAAACGCTTTCGAGCGTACATCTCAGAAACTACCAACGGACTCATGGATAAAAGTGAGGAATTAACATGCCTCGTTCGGCACCAGAACAGACTAATTTCAACGGGGGTGAACTGTCTCCACTGTTGTACGGGAGACCATCCGTAGACCGATACTCTACGGGGTTGGCGGTATGCGAGAATGCGGTGCCGTTAATCCAAGGGCCCGCTGAAAAGCGCCCCGGAACACATTACATTATATCAACCAAGAACGGTGATACAGAAACGTCTCGCCTTATGCGATTCGAGTTCTCGTCATCACAAGCATATGCTCTGGAGTTCGGCAACCACTACATTCGTTTCATCAAGAACCGCGTACAGATCGCAACTACTGAGGTTGTAACACCATACCTAGCAACCGACCTGTTTGGACTTAAGACCGTTCAGAGTGCTGACGTTATGTATATTACACATCCCTCCTACACACCCCAAACGTTGTCGCGTACCTCAGACACCTCGTGGACGATGGCTGCGTATGACTATCGAGATGGTCCTTACCTTGCAGTCAACACCACTGCCACGACACTAGTGCTGAGTGGCACAACAGGTTCTGTTACAGTTACTGCATCTGCGGCCTCTTTCGTGTCCACAGACGTGGGCCGTTTAATTCGATGGAAAGACCCGGCAACCAAATGGACTTGGTTGAAAATTACAGCTTTCACATCTTCAACAGTAGTTACGGCGCTTATCAGAGGCAACGATGCGAGTGCTACCACCGCCACGGTTGACTGGCGTCTAGGCTCTTGGTCACACACAACAGGTTGGCCTTCAACAGTAACATTCCACCAAGATCGTTTAGTATTTGGTGGTGGTGTAGATACACCTCAACGCATTGATATGAGCCGCACAGGAGACTTCACGAACCACGCGCCTACAGACCCAGACGCTACCGTCGTAGCCGACCACGGGGTCGTTATAACACTCAGTTCGGACGGGGTAAACGGCATCGTTTGGCTCACGGATGACGAGAAAGGTTTAATCTGCGGTACAGGGGGTGGTGAGTGGATCATTAGACCTTCTAATAGAGGCGAGGCTATCACACCAACCAATGTGCAGGCTAAACGAAGCTCGACCTATGGCAGCCTAGACACCCAACCCGTTCGGGTAGGTAAGTCTATTCTGTTCATTCAGCGTTCTGGTTTGACTTTACACGACCTCGCGTATGTCTTCGAGAGTGACGGTTTCCAAGCCCCCAATATGACATGGGTATCCGAACACATCACCGAGGGTGGTATTATCGAGATTGCTTACCAACAACAACCGCAGAATATTGTATGGGCACCGCGTGGTGACGGTCAGTTAATCGGGTTGTCTTTCAACAGATCGCAGAACATCACGGGGTGGCACCGCCATGTACTCGGCGGCACCAGCGATGCGGCAGGGTCACCAGCTCGCGTTGAGAGCGTGGTTACGTTACCCAACCCAACGGGTGACGCAGACGATTTATTGGTTCTTGTTAAACGTTACGTTAATGGGGCTGTCGTTAGGCATATTGAATACCTTAATCCTTTCTGGCGTTCCACAAACGCCCAGGAAGACGCACAGTTCTCGGACAGCGCGTTGACGTATGACGGTTCACCTGCCACGGTTATAAGTGGTCTATACCATCTTGAAGGTGAGAGCGTAGCGGTTCTGGCTGATGGCGCCGTACACCCAAACAAAACGGTTGCTTCTGGCGCCATTACGTTAGATTATAGTGCTTCAGTCGTTCAGGTGGGTTTGGCCTACACGATGAGGTTGGGTACACTACGTCTGAACAGCGGCGGGGCAAACGGAACTTCTCAGGGTAAGATGCAACGTATCACCCGGTTAACGGTTAGGTTCCATGAGACATTAGGTGGTGAAATAGGTGCGGATGCTAACAATCTTGACAAGGTGGTTTTACGTTCTGGGGGGGATGCTATGGACACTGCCGTACCTCTCTTTACAGGTGACATAACATTCGATTGGGACTTCGGCTATGAGTTTGGCGCTAAGATTTACTATCTTAATTCTCAACCGACACCCGCTACCATCCTTGCGCTGTATCCGCAGATGAACACAGAGGACAGATTATGATCGATGTAGTACCTTTTAAGGCTGAGCATGTAGCCATTATGAGGCTTCAAGACGCACAAGCCTCGCTTGCCGACTGGATTACCGAGGACCAAGCGAAAGCTTTGGAACCACAACAAAGTTACACGGCTCTGGTAGACGGTAGGCCTATCGGATCAGCGGGTATCATTCATCAATGGGAAGGCCGAGCTATTGCGTGGGCCTTTATCAGTGATACCGGGCCAGCTTATTTCTTACCTTTCCACAGAGCTGTTAAGGATTTCTTAGACAAGAGCAAAGTCCGGCGCATTGAAATGAACGTGAACTGTGATTTTGCCCAAGCGCATCGTTGGGCTAAGCTGTTAGGTTTTAAAAAAGAGGCCGATTGTATGGCTTCGTACAATCCTGATGGTAGCGACTGCGCCTTATATGCGAGGATTTTGTAATGGCTGAAGCCGCTATCATAGCAGGCACCTTGATCTCCGCCGCTGGTGCTATCCAACAGGGTAACGCAGCTAAAGCTGCTGGCGACTTCAACGCGGCTGTGGCAAATAACAACGCCACATTAGCTCGGCAGAGTGCCGAAGAAAATGCCCGTCGGCAAGAACGATCAGGTCGTAAACGCCAAGGTCTAATCCGCGCACAATCCGGTGCTAGTGGTGCGGGTCAGGCGCTTGACGTACTGGCCGACAGTGCCGCCGAAGAAGAATTGAGTCGTCTAACCACACTGCACCAAGGTGATATAGAGGCCATAGGCTTCCAGAACACGGCTAACTTAGAGAGATTCAGAGGTAAAGCTGCTAAACGTGCGGGGCAATTTAAGGCGGCGAGTCAGATTTTATCTTTAGGTTATGATTTCGCAGGGGGTGGCTCGTCAGCGTCCATGTCGGGACCCAATAGCGCGGGGACATCGCCCAGTTTAAGGAATATAGGTTGATGCCTAAATTAACAACATTCGATGCAGGTGGTATCTCACCTTTTCGCACGTCCGTTCGTACGCAACGTGCCACGGCTGGGGGCTTCGGTGGTGGAGCTGGGCTGGAACAAGCTGGCGCGGCTATTAGCGCGTTTGGTAAGCAACAGCAACAAATTGCTATACGTGATGATGTAAACAACGTGCGTCAACAAGGCTACGCTTCCGATGTTAGTATCAACACCGCCGAGCAGAATATAAAAGACAACGTGACGGGTAATGCAGATACGCATGTTACCGACATGCAAGACGCGGTTAACGGTGTGTTCGACGCGCTACCCCCAACAACAACACCCGAAGGTAAGACAGCAAGAGCACGCCTACGTAGCAGTACACTAGCTAGATACACAAACAGCGCCATACAGTTTCAAGCCGCTGTTAGGGGGACTAACGCCGTAAACCTGTTCAAAGAGTCGCAGAGTAATCTAGTCTCAGCGGCTACCACAAACCCTGAACTTATAAACGGTATAGGTGGGGCCGTAGATCTCCGTCGTGCGGAGTTTAATGCCCCTAACGGCCCGTTTCACTTGTTGCCTAAGCGTACTCGGTACGAGCTACTTCAACAAAGCATAGACGGAATACAAGTGGCAGCGGCTCAAGCCTTAATCGTGAAGAACCCAGAACAGGCTCTAACTGACATAATGAGCGGTGCCGTCGATGTTCCTAGTGCTGTTAAACCCGACATGGTGGTTAAGCTTACTGCTATGGTTAAACGTCGAGCCGCCGCCCAAGACACAGCGGACACCTTCACGGCGGAGTTAGTGCTAACGGACTGGAAAAATAACCCGGAAGGTGAACCGCACGTGACACGTGCGGCTTACATTGGTGCTGGTGCTACACCAAAGCAAAATATCGCAAGGGGTCTAGCGTATGATTTCCTTGTGGCGCAAGGTAACGCTGTAAAGAGTATAATAGGTTTAGACGTGGTCGGTCAAAATACACTTATTGAAAAGCTACAAAGCGGCGTTGACTCGGCTGTAGGTTTGGATAAAGTCGTTGCGCGACAAAAACGTGACACAACAATCAAGGCCATCACAGACCGTCGGGCGGTGTACCAAGCAGACCCCGGTGGTATGGCTCTTAAACAGTCCGACATAGCTAGTTTATGGCAAGCCAGTCAGGCCAAAACCAAAGCTGTGCAAGCTGCTGTTGCTACCAATGACGCCACCGCTATAAAAGATGCTACGGCTGCGGCTGACGCCGCCCGTAATGCCTACATAACACAAACAACATTGGACCAGACGAACAACGGTGTGGCTACGAACGAAGTGCGGTTGTACCCAGCATCTCATGCAGATGCTTTTAAGTCTTCTATGGCAGGATTAATCAACGAAAAAGACGGAGCCAACAAAGTTGCTCAGCTACTGGCTCAAGAGAAGACCGCGTGGGGTTCGCATTGGGGTGAGGTCCAAGCTACCTTAACCGCTGATGGTGCCATGTCGCCTATCGTATCCGTTGCTGCTCGCTTTGTGGATGATGGTACGTCGATTGCAAAAGATATACTTACTGCAAACAACATCATGGGGGACCCCGTTAAATTGAAGGGACTTCGAGACACAACGGGCTACAAGAAGGCCGCTGTGGACACGGCAGTACAGACCGCTGTGTCCACATTCAGAGGAGGCAGTTTCGGTAACACCGGGTGGTTCCGCAACAGTGTTGGCGCTATACGCGCGTTAACGGAATTTTACGCACAACAGGACGGCGATTTTACCGCAGCAGCCGAACGTGCAAAGACTGCCGTTATCAACTCGGTGTTTGTTAAACAGGACACGTATTACGTACCACGAAATGCTATTAGCAGCCCCGCCGATTTGAAGGTTATCGGATTAGGTGCTCAGTATCGCCTCAACAATCTACCTTGGGACACTATACAGGTCCCATCGGGTGTGGACCGTGAAGACCCTACTGCCTTCAACAGTTTTAAAGACACTGTGGCTAGTACAGGTGTGTGGACACTTGGCGCGGGGGGTGACGGCCTTTCCATCGAAGTAAACGGCATACCCTTGTTGACCATAGATCGGTCCAAGGGCGGTGTATATAAAGCCGATTTTGGTGACTTGCAGTCAGACTACCTAACCCGGTCTGGACAAACGCCTCAACAGCAGAATAAAAGCCTTGAGCTGAACAAAGAGGCAGGTAGATAATGGCAGGCGTACCCGGATTTGAAGGTCCTCAGAACCGAGGTGTAGGCAACATACTTGACTACACAGCGTCTACATCTCAGGTGTTAGGTGCCACAGCTCAGGACGCTTGGCTGTACAACCCTACACCCGCGTTGTTCCGTGCACTTGGTGACATTGGTACGATACTCACTGAAGACCCTACTAAAAGAATAACGCAAGAGGCAGCCCAGACTCAGATGAACGACGCGGGGGTTAAACTAACTGCGGCTGGGCGGGGCTATGAACAAGCTACACTCGACGAACTTATTCAACGTAAAAAAGATGAGAACACACGGCAAACAACTTTGGCAAGGTCGGCGGGTGGTTTTGGTTTAGGCGCCGCTAAGTTCGGTGTAGGCTTAGTCGTATCGTTTGCTGATCCTCTTAACATAGCGACGGGTATGCTGCCTGTGGGGCGCGCTGTCGGGGCTACACGAGCTGCTATGAACGCTTCTACCCACGGCGGTAAAGCCTTAAGCCGCTTTGGCTTAGGACTAGCCGAGGGTGCTGTAGGCTCCGTACTCACGGAGCCTATCATACTCACAGCAGCCAGCCTAGAGCAGTCTGATTACAACATCCAAGACAGCATGATGAATATGGTCTTTGGTGGGGTTATTGGTGGTGGCCTCCATGTCGGCGTAGGACGCTTTATAGACGCCGCTGAATTTAGGTCTAAGAACGGGCGTGCGGCAGCAGCACTAAACGAGATGAATGTAGATGATAAGACAAGTGTCCTACGAGTCGGCACCGCTCAACTGGCTGGTGACAGTGTACCTAATTTAGGTCCTGTACTAGACGCGATAGCAGTTCAAAACAAAGCCCAAGCTACCCAATCGGCAAGAGCTGCGTTACGTGGTGGTGTCAGTCCCACAACTTTCACACCCGTGTCTGAGGGGACGACGTCCCTGCGTTTAAGGTTGGAAGGTGTGCGTAAAGACATCGAAGCCAACAACAGGGGTGCGTTGACAGGGGTTGTAGACGAGGCATTAGCCCCCGCGCTTGCTCGCAAAAATAACCCCAAACTATTCAACAAAGCAGACGACCTCGAAACCCGTATTGACTCTCACGTAAGATGGCTTGACGAGTTGCGGGGCAGCAAGTCTCAGTCGCCCGAAGTTCTAAGTTTAGAATCTGATATAATTAAACTACAAGAAACTTTGGCACGTGTTAAGCCTAACGACAAACTCAGACTTAAGCAGGTCAACGACCAAATAGTAGCGGCTACAAACAAACTTGACGTACTCAAGAAGACAGACACGATAGACCAAAAACTGGTGAGAACAGCGTTGGTCGAGCTACGTGCTGAACGTGAACGCTTAGGGCCAGACATAAACTCAGTTGTTGAACGCCAACGAAATAAGATACGAAACAAAGAAGAAAAAGCTGCCTCTCAAAAAGTTGTTGACGACATCAATGCAGAACTTCACCGACAAGAGATTGAGTTAGAAGCTCGTTTGTTACAGGCGGAAAACGCCGACATTACCAACGGCTCTTTCAAGCCCGGCCTGGATGGTGTGGATTACGGCACCAAAGAAGGTGTCAGAGCGGAAGTCAACAGACTCGTAGAGGTCGCGCGTTTCGCCAGCCGTGATGATTGGCGCAACAAAACGTATAACTCTGCTAAAGAACTCGACACCTTTGATAAGGAACTTTCTGACTTGAACGAATTAACAGATCAAGAGTTAGACGCAAAAATAGCAGATACCGAGGCCAGTCTTTCTGTGCGTGAGAAGGAGCTTGGTTTAGTTAACGCCTTTGTCGAGGATACAAGTTTTGATATTACTCAGGTCCAAGATAACATGGCATCCTTTGCCTCTTGTAAGTTAGGTGTTTAAACATGGCGAGAGATTGCACAAAGTTTCTTCGTGACAGCTTCAAAGGCATGAGCGAGAAAGACATAAATAACCTGTCTAGGAGTCTAGAAGCTCGGGCTACGATCATGAGCCGTGACGGTGTGTTGTCGCACGCTGACGCCTTAAAGAAAGTCAGTGACGAAGC